TTGCCTGAAATACAATTTAAAGGATTACAACATTATATAATGAGCAATAATTTTCCTTGGTTTTTTGTGAAAAAACTAAATGTTCATCAAACTGATGATAAAGATAATAATGAATTTTATTTAAATAAAGTAATATATAATGATGCGAATAATGTAAGAGATAATTATTCCTTTAATATGTTTCAGCCTCTTGTAAACGCTTTAAAAATAAAAACTTTATGTAGAATACATGTTAATTGTTATATTAAATCTAATGAATTAATTGAACACACTCCTCATCGAGATCAACTTTTTCCCTGTAAGGCTGCTGTTTTTTCTTTAAATACTTGCAATGGTTACACAACTCTTGTTGAAGACAAAGTTAATATTCCGTCTATCGAAAATCAAGTCGTTATTTTTAATTGTGACAAATTACATAATTCTACAAGTGTCACTGATTCGCCTAGAAGAGTTAATATAAATTTAAATTGGTATGATAAATAAAATTATAATTGTAGGTGGAGGATCTGCAGGTTGGATGACAGCCGCAACCTTAATACATCAATTTCCAAAAAAGAAAATAGTTTTGATAGAGTCGCCTAATATTCCAACTGTAGGGGTAGGTGAAAGCACCATTGTTCAAATAAATCGATGGAAAACTATGCTAGGCATCGAAGACAAAGACTTTATGAAACATTGTGATGCTAGTTATAAATTAGGAATAAGGTTTGAAGATTTTTACAAGAAAGGAGATGGTGGTTTTTTCTACCCTTTTGGCCAAGTTGATATTGAAGAAAATAGATCTGGTTTAAACGATTGGTATTTTAAAAAATTACGTAAGCCAAAGACTCCCCTATCTGATTATGCAGAAAGCATTTATCCTGTAATGTCTCTAATTAAACAAAATAAAATAACAGATAAAAATTTATTTGCTGGATTTAATTTACGAAGAGATGCTGCCTATCACATGGATGCAACAAAATTTGGTTTATGGTTAAGAGACCACTATTGTTTACCTAGAAAAGTTACTCACATAAAAGAAGATATTAAAAGCATCGAACAAGATGAAGAAGGCATTAAAACTTTAAATAAAAAACATAAGGCAGATTTATTTATTGACTGCACAGGTTTTAAATCTTTATTAATAGAACAAACATTAAAATCAGAGTTTATAGACTACTCCTCTTTATTGCCTAATAATTCAGCTTGGGCTACTAAATTAAATTATAAAAATAAAAAGAAAGAATTAAACTCTTACACAAACTGTCAGGCATTAGATAATGGCTGGATGTGGACTATACCTTTGTGGTCAAGAATGGGTAAAGGATATGTTTACTCAAATAAATTTGTATCTGATGATGAAGCATTAAAAGAATTTAAAAAACATCTACCTAAAGGATCACATAAATTTAATCACATAAAAATGAAAGTAGGTATACACAAGGAACTGTGGAAGAAAAATGTTTGTGCTATAGGTTTATCTGCAGGATTTATAGAACCACTAGAAAGCAATGGTTTATATACTGTGCATGAATTTTTAGTTCAGTTATGTAGAACGTTAGAACGAGGAGATGTCTCTCAGTGGGATAAGGATTATTATTCTTGGTCTTGCCGTTTGATCTTCGATACCTTTGCAGAGTTTGTAGCTTTACATTATGCTTTGTCTCATAGAAAAGATACTAAATATTGGAAGAATAATTTTAATAAAAGATTCTACCCTGAGCATGTTGAAGGACTATCAAATAAATTTCCAACTAGTTTTCAAACTATATCTCATAATAAATTTAAAGAGTTTCAATACAACCCTGTTGGTGGAATACACTCTGTAGCTACGGGACTAAATTTCTTTCCTACAGATTCAGCATCTTTAAAATACTATAATATGAAATCAGACTTAAAAGATTTTGACTGGGAAACATGTATTAATAATCTAGAAGCAAAAAAAGAAAGATGGAATAAAATTATAAAAAAAGAACCATCTCTTTATGAATATCTAAAGGAAAATATTTATGCATCATCGTGATGAAAATTTAAAGGGTAAGTATTCTTTTTATTATTGGGGACCTTATTTATTTCAAACAGCAATATCTCCAAAGGTAGCTAAAACTTTATTAAGTGAAGGTAAAAAACTAACAAAAAAATTTAATGAAAGTTTAGCAGGTCAGATTAAAAAAGAGTTTATTTATACTGACGCTTCTTTCTTTATGCCTGAGTTTACAAGAATTGTTGATTTATACTTAGAAGGATATAGGCATTTTGCAAATTTACCTAACTATAAAGCCACTTTTAATTTTAAAAATATGTGGATTAATTATCAAAAGAAAAATGAATATAATCCTCCACACATACATTTTGATTGCTCACATTCTTTTGTGATATATTTAAAAATGCCTAAACAAATAAGAAAAGAATATTTAAGGAATAAAACACAATCAGCAGGAGCGGGTGCTATAAATTTTTTTTATGGCGAATATAACGAGTGGTCTAATACTAGTCATGCTTTCCTCCCTGAAGAAAATATGATATTTGTCTTCCCTTCTTTCTTACAGCATTATGTAGAGGCTTTTAAAAGTGACGTAACTCGTATCACTGTTGCAGGTAATTTTTCATTGATAAGGGCTAAAATCTGATATAATCTAGGTGCCTATGGCATTACAAAAAGTACAGTTTCTACCAGGATTTAACAAACAGATCACCGACACTCAAGCCGAAGGTCAATGGGTAGACGGAGATAATGTAAGATTTAGATATGGCACGCCTGAAAAAATAGGCGGCTGGCAGCAGTTAGGTAATAACAAGATAACAGGTGCTGCTAGAGCTATGCTTCATATTGTAAATAGAAGTGGCCAGAAGTTTTCAATCATAGGAACAAACAGAATTTTATATGCTTACTCAGGAGGTGTATTTTATGACATACATCCTATTAAATCTACAACTACACTTACAAATGCTTTTAGCACAACAAACGGATCAGCTGTAGTTACAATAACCTTTTCTACAGGTCATGGCTTAAATCCTGGTGATATAATTTTATTAGATAATTTTACAACAATCACAGGATCTAATTTTGGTGCATCAGATTTTGATGATAATAAATTTATGGTAACCTCAGCACCAACCAATACAACAATTACAATTACAATGCCGTCTGCCGAAACAGGATCTGGTGCCACAACTTCTGGAGGTATAAGAGTTCAAATATATTATCCAGTTGGACCCGCAGAACAGTTGCCTGGATTTGGTTGGGGTCTAGCTTCTTATGGTGGTACGGTGGCTAATGCACTTACAACAACTTTAAATGGAGCAATCAATGCGTCTACAACGACGATAGTTTTAACAAGCGTTGTTAACTTTCCATCGACTGGTACAAATCACATACAGATAGGATCGGAAGAAGTATCTTACACTGGGATCTCAGGGAATACATTAACAGGCGTGACGCGAGGAGCGAGAGGCACAACAGCAGCATCTCACTCTGACGGTGCAACAATTACAAACTCGTCTGACTTTGTGGCATGGGGTGAAGCAGCATCAGGAGATCTAGTAATCGATCCAGGCCTTTGGTCGATAGATAATTTTGGTGGTAAAATTATTGCACTGATACACAACGCACAAGTTTTTGAATGGGACTCAAACGCAGCGAACGCAACAATAACAAGAGCAACAATTATTTCTGGAGCGCCAACTGCATCAAGAGATATGATTGTATCTACACCAGATAGACACTTAGTATTTTTTGGAACAGAGACAACCATTGGTGATCAATCATCACAAGATGAAATGTTTATAAGATTTTCTAACCAAGAGGATATTAACACTTACACACCTACAGCCACTAACACTGCTGGCACACAGAGACTAGCCGACGGGTCTAGAATTATGGGAGCTGTAAGAGGTCGTGATGCAATCTACGTTTGGACTGACACTGCTTTATTTACACAAAGATTTATTGGACCACCTTTTACATTTGGTTTTGCACAGGTAGGTACAAACTGTGGACTAATAGGACAGAACGCTGCGGTAGAAGTAGACGGTGCTGCGTATTGGTTTTCAGAAAACGGATTCTTTAAATATGCTGGTGCCTTACAATCACTACCATGTTTAGTAGAAGATTTTGTATTTAATGATCTAAACACTACAGCTAACCAACTTATTAATGCAGGATTAAATAACTTGTTTGGTGAGATTAATTGGTTTTACTGTTCTTCTGGTGCAACAGTAATTGATCGATGTGTAACTTACAATTACATTGAGTCTACACCTCAAAGACCTGTCTGGACTACAAGCACATTAGATAGAACAACGTGGCAAGACTCCGCTGTGTTTGGTAAACCACATGCCACAGATTACGATGCTGACTCTAACAACTCCTACGATGTTGTTGGTAATACAGATGGATGCACAATTTACTACGAGCATGAGACAGGCACAGATCAGGTTACGACTACAACCACAACAGCAATAACCTCTAACATCGAGTCAGGAGACTTTGATATTAGTCAAGGCGGTGATGGTGAGTTCTTTGCAAAGATAAGAAGATTTATACCAGACTTTGTATCTCAAACTGGTAACACACAAATTACATTACAATTAAGAAATTACTCCAATGATTCACAAGCAAGTTCTTCTCTTGGACCTTTTACAGTAACGTCATCTACAACAAAAGTAGATACTAGGGCTAGGGCTAGAGCAGTATCATTAAAAATAGCAAATACGGCTGCACAACAGAATTGGAAATTAGGTGGATTTAGATTAGATATACAACCAGACGGAAGAAGATAATGGCAAAGATAGTACAAATATTAACAAGACCTAGCCCAGAATATAGACAAGATGTTGCTGACGCACAGGTGAGAGATCTTGATAGTGTAATACAAAAATTAAATACAACATATCAACAAGAACTAAAGGATGAAGTTGACGCTCAAAACTTCTTTTTAAATTAATGTCAAATAGTTTCGTAAATGCAAAGGTAGATTTAACATCAACAGACAATACAACGTTGTACACAACTCCAAGTGCTAACGTTGCCCTAGTAAAATCAATACTAGTATCTAACGACTCTGGCTCTGGATGTAATCTAGATGTTACTCTGACAGATAGCTCTGGTAATATATTTAGTTTATTTAAAACTAAGACTATAGCAACCAATACAACAACCGAACTTTTGACTCATCCTCTTGTGGTAGAGGAGAGCGAGGTAATAAAAGTACAAGCTAGTGACGCGAACGAGCTGCACGTTATAGCTTCTATACTACAAATACAGCCAAGAGAGGTAACGACATAATGCAAACAATAAAGCCAGAAAAGATAATAGAAAAAATAAGTAATAAAAAGACTGGTGAAGAGTATAAAAACGAAGAGGAGTGGAAATCTAAGGGTATATCCCCTAATGATATTAGGAGAGATGTTACGGTAATAATGCCAAACCTTGATTTATTCCCAAAAACAAAGTAGATTGGAGTTTACAGGATATAAAACCTGCCTTAATATTTAGCTAAATTATGACGATATCAAGAGGACAGATGAAAAGACAATTATATAAAGGTGGCGGAATCATGGGCCTTTCAAAAGAGGGTATTGGTGGTGGTAGTATCAAAGGTGTTGATATGGGAAGCCGTATTGGTTTTTTTAATCCTGTTAAAGCAGCTAAGAAACTTGCTAAGAAAGCAACTAAGACTGTAAAGAAAATTGCATCATCTGATCTTGGTAAAGCTGCATTATTATATGCTGGAACAGCAGGACTTGGAGCTTTGGGAGCTGGAGCTGCAAGAGCCACAACTGGATTTGGCGGTATATTTAATCCTAGTAATGTAATGTCTAATTTAGGTGCAAGTTTTATAAACTTTAAATCAACTCCTTTTGGAGAAAAAATATTTGGAAAAGCTCTTGCAGACGACCCGAAAAGATCAGGTGGTATACTTCAAAACTTATTAGGTGCAGTAACAGGTAAAGGCACTGGCACAGGCAGTGGCATTTTAACTAAAGGTTTAGCTCTAGCAGGACTATCTACTTTTTTAACAAGTAAGTTTGGTATGACCCCAGAACAAGCTGAAGAGACAATAGCTAACCCAGAATCTAGAGCACTATACCTAAGAAGATATTATGAAAATTTAAATCCTAACGCTCAACCAGAAGAAGTAGAACAGTTTGTTGCTGCAAACGTAGCAGAATATGCTGTAGGTGGTAGAGTGGGTTTTGATGAAGGCACACCTAGAGAAGGAATAGAATCACTAATGAAACGAACACTACCTGAAGACGAAGAAATGGTTGTAATTATAGACTATGATGAAGATGGTAATCCAAGATTAATACAAGTGCCAAAGTCACAAGTAATGCCAGACATGGCAGGATATGGTTTTATGAAAAAAAGTTTACCGATTGTTGTTGATGATAAGATGGATAGCGAAGACATAGTTATACCTATGGATAAAGACCAAGTTTTAGATGGCATAGTCACAAGAGATAATAGAAGAGAAGGCAATCCATTACCACCAGATCCAACACAACCTGTAAATCCTTTTAAACCAAAACCAATAGGACCTGTGTTACCGAATAAAATGATGGCATCTAATATGGAGAACGATAAAATATTAGAAGCTCTTTTTGAAAAATATTTAGATATGGGTTTTTCTCCTAAAGAAGCAGCAGATAAAGCAATGGAG